TCGGATATAACTCATCTCTTTGTGTTTTTGTAGGATTAAATGCAAGTTTAACAGCGCCTCTTACAACACCTCTATTGAAACCTGCTGGTGAAAACCAACTGTCTGCAATAAGGTCAGTTCTAGCTGTTAGTCCTGCCATGTCACCGTTTAACGGTACATATCTGTAAACATCATTGTATCTGTCGTACATATATTTGTAACCACTATCAAATACAACATATGAAGAAGATGAAATTGTACTATAAAAGTCAATTACATTATCTTTTTGCGTATTTGCATTAGTTACATTAACTACATCACTTCTTTCAGGAGAAGCAAAGACAACACAGTCTTTTCTCGCTTCTGCGATTGTGATTAAGTTTTCTACATGAGTTTTGTCACACTTACCAGAAATGATAAGACCAACATCAACTGTTTCACTATCAGCAAACTTGTCGTAAGCTGTTTTTAGTTGACCAGTTGTAACGGCAGAACCGTCAGAACCACCTGAAAGTGATTCATTACTTGGTGTATCTACTGCTGTAAATGTAGTTCCAGAAGCTGCATTACCCCAGTTTGAACCTGAAGAATGATGTTTTGTCCACCAAATATATCTTGATTTAGTGTAGATAACATTTGGATAATAGTTATCATCTCCTTGCGGAGTTTTTGCGTCTGAAGCTTTAGAAACTTTTGAATAAGTTTCCAAGATTTGACCTGGAACGCCTGAAATTGAACCGTCTTCATCAACTACTACAATGTGAATTTCGTCATTCGCACCGTTTCTAGTTGAAGTCCAATCAGATGTGCCTGGAGCACCGTCAACAGCGTCATAGTATCTCCATCTTCGTCTTACATTCGCACCGTCAGTAATGGTTCTTTTTAGTCCACCAGAACCTCTTGGATGTTGTACGATTGTTAAGTCGTTAGTTGAAATATTAGTAACTCTGTATTGTTCTCCATCATCATAATCGTTTGTAGCAGCTGTAGTTGAAAATGAAATTACATCTCCAACATTTAGGTCTGTACCTGCTGATACTGTTATTGTTGTGTCACCTACTGCTGTACTTGCGTCATTGACAGTAGTTGCTCCTTCTTCCTCAAATGCGGCTGCGTTCGGACAAGTTGCAACAAGCAATGTGTTACCATATGCTCCTGCTTCTCTAGCAACAAATGTTGCGTTACCGGCTGCGCCACCTGAGGCATAGTTATTCGTCCAATCTTCCGTATTCTTTACTAAAACACCTGTTCCAGATGTTGAAGCATTTACTTGTGAAGTTTGGTTTGCTCGTACTACCCGTAGAGTATTAGAATATTGTAAAAAGTTAGCTGCGCTGAAAAAATACTCGAAGTTATTTACATCAGGTTTACCAAAAGTTTCTACTAATTCTTGCTCGCTAGATATACTTACTATTTCGTCTAAAGGTCCTTTTGTGAATTGACCAGCAACTGCACCTATAGATGTTGAAACAGCAGGAATGATACTAGTTAAATCTCTTTCCTGTACGAGAACACCTGGTGATACTTGAAATGCCATAGGTTATCTCCTTTAATTAGCTAATTACCTTGTTATTTTTCATTTTAAAATAATCAAACTTCGTATTATTCATACGCCCATATTCAAACTTTGTCATTACAGATATTTATAAGACCTGAAATTTACAGTCCTTTTCTTACAACAGGATGCCACACCGTACCATATTCATCAACCTCAGATTTTAACTCATCTGGTTGACCGTCATCTACAAAACCAAAAGGCGCCATGTCCTGTTCGATTAAAGCCTGTTGTTCAATATATAATTGATTTCGTATATTTGAGTTAGATAACTCTTTAAAATACTGTTGGTTTGTCAACCAACCAAATATGACTAGACACATCATTAAATCGTCATTACAACCCTCCTCCGCCATCCAGGAGTTACCACGCCTACTAAATGTTGACATCTCCTCTATGAGTTGAAAGTCATTTATAATCAATTTATCACTTTCAATCAATGTCTTAATACTAGATGTTCCTAGAGCTTTAATCTGTTTAGTCATACGAACACCCATAGATGTACCACGACCACTAAACATAGCACCTAATATTTGTCCGGCTCTACCTCTTTGTGTTGTCATTAAAACATTATCATATTCTAATTCCATTTGTAGTATTTCTGCCACTTGTTGGCCGATATCATTAACTTCGGTTAAGATATGAGCTCTATTATATCCTTTACATACTTGTTCAATAATACTTGGAAAGATATGAGGTTTAACTTCATTGTTTTTATAAGTTGCAACTACTTCATATGGAATATTTGTAGCGTCTATAACTGTAAAGGCAGAATAATCTCTACCTGTACCACGAGCAACATCAACTGTTGTAACATACAAATGGTCTTTTTCGGGTCGCTTAAACATTTGTAATCCGTTTTTACTTTCAATAGCTGGAATGTACGGGGTCGCTTTAATTTTTGCTGGTGAGATTAAAGTATCTACACTTCCTAAAAATTCACATTCAAACTCTTGTGAGAATTGCTCGGGTGAGGTATTTCTTATAGTGGTTTCTTTCCACTTTTCATCTCGGCCTGGAACTTCCGACCAATGCACTTCAATAGGTACATAATCATTTTGTTTATTAATAGCATCAACCCATAACTTGTAGTACATATTCATACCATGAGGTGTTGATACAATAATCATCTTTGTTTTTTTACCAGATGATATCGTAGGATAAACTGAACTAAAAAACATCTCTGCAATATTGGCAGGTACGAAAGCAAACTCATCCAAGAAAATAATATTAAATGAACCACCACGAATAGCACTTGAAGATGTTGCAGCCGCCACAATTGTGGACTTATTTTCTAATTCAATGTTACCTTTATTCCAATTAATTACTCCTTGTTGCATCCATTTTGGTAAGTTTTCATATGCAAGTTGAAGTCTTCCTAATATATCTCTAGCAGTAGAAGATTTGTTTGCTAGAATAGCAATATTAGAGTTAGGATTAAATAAGGCGTAATGTAAAAGATATGATATAGTAGTGGTAGATTTACCTGACTGACGAGGTAATTTACAAATTGTGAAACGATTGTCATGTATTGTCCTCACGATATGTTTTTGAAAGTCCCACATTTTAAATGGAACAAGGCCGTCATCAAGTGAAACCACTTGAACATAATTCATCATAAAGTATATTGGGTCTTTCTCACACTTTTTATACTCTTTGATGTTATCTTTAGTAAACTCAACAGGTGTGTTTACCTTTTTAAGATTAGGGTTACCTAGATATGCGTCTGTCATTTGTTTAGTTGATTAATAAAATTAATCCATCCTGTTACTATGTATTTTTCTTTTGTTTTACTAATTACACCTCTATGAGTATGTGTCCAAAAAGCAGGCCATATTAAAGTTAAACCTTTTTTAGCAGGTGTTATTATATTTTGATGTAAAAATTCTGTACCACCATCTTTCACATCATTTAAATAAGTCATAAAAACAAAACCTCTATGTTGATTTAAATGTGATTTAAAATCATTTTCCATATGCCATATTTTAAAACCACCACCCTTAGGATACTTTTGTAAGTTATAGTTTTCCCTTAAAGCAAATTCTGTATTTTCATTTGTATAAGGATATTTTTCAGTATATTTTTTAATTACCTTATAAAGATGTTCTTTATATGAGTGAAAGGGCTCATTTTCATTTGTAAAACTAATTGCCATTTCTTTAGATTCTTTTAATTCTTTAGCAATTACTTGACCCTCATCAACTTTGTACATTTGACCATCTATTAATGGTTGACTATCTGCAAACTTAATTAGACTATCACAAACTTTTTTTGGTATAAACCAACCACCCATTAAAGTAATATTATCTAATTCATATTCCTTCATATTATAAAACCCTCAATGTGTGTATATCCCATTTGAACAGCTGCCTCAATACGACTACTACCTTTATAAACAAAATACTCTTTATCGTAATTTGGATTTGTGTCGTGTTCTATTTCAACACAGTCTAACATATCTTTGCCATCAAGTATGTCTTGAAGCATAATGCCGTTTTTAACCCAGCCTAATTCACTTATCTTGAATATCTGTTTTTTCGGGTGTGATTGTTTTGCTTTCAATAATTTCATCATCTTTTTTTAACATCTTTTGTAATTCTGCTGTTGAACCAACAAACAATGCGTTTTTAATATTAGCATTAGCTGTTTTTGGCAACTCTTTCAAGTCTTTTAGTTTTTTATTTAAGTCTTGTAATTTATCTACAGTATCAGCAACATTTTTAATACCAGCTAATGCAACTTCATATGCTCTAGGGTGTTGACCCTCTTTTGCAACATTTAAAATACCCTCAATGGCTTCTTGACCTTTTTCTATAAGATTATAATAATGCTCTCTGCTATTTTTGTGGTCGTTATCAACATCATTATCTTTTTCTTCCGTTCTAACAACAGGAGCTTTAAACTCCTCTTCCTTAACTACTTCTTCCATAGGAGATTTAGCAGGTTCTAATCCTAAAATTTGATTTACTTTGTCTTCGATAGCCATATTACTATTTAGGAGGTTCTAATCCGAACATATTGTCTATCTGTTGTTTAGACAATTTACCACCCATTTTTTTCTCCACATCACCAATAAAATCTTTAAATTCTGTATTAGAATGGTCTACTTTATTTTGCCACCAAGACGGTAAACCTAAGTGAGGTCTGCCATCAAACATATTCTTTTTAGAATCTTTTGTAGCTGCATTGTTATAATGTAAAAAGACCTGAGCACAATCTGTACCGTCAAACTTATCTCTCCAATGTTCGCAAATATTACCCTTATAAACCAACATATCACCTGGTTTTAATTCTACTTTCACACCATCTGTATATTCAGACACATAAGCGCCGTCTTCACCTGTATTTCCACCTTTTTTAGGATTAGGCTCAATGTAAATTGGCCATTTATCTCCACCTAGATTCATTGTTGTAGAAATTTCACAACTAAATCTGTCTTTGTGTCTATGCAAAATATCTCCGTTTTTATAGATACGAGCATAAGCATAAGTAGGTATTAAATTAAGTCCTGTTTCTTTTTCCATTTTAGGTTGAACAGCAAGTAATAAAGTTTCCATTGCTACATCAGCATAATGTGAATATGTTTCTGGAGCTTGTTTGTCATTCCAAACTCCCCACTCTGTCGTAAATGGCGAAATAAATTTGTTGTCAAACATGGTTCTCGCCACTTGTCGTTTCATCATAAAATAATTCATAACGAATTCTGCAATTTTAGGGTCAATTGCTTTTCTAATTACCATGTAGTTGTTTTTCTTAAATGCAGGTGTCATTTTTTTACTCCTTCTAATATTATATTACTCACTGCCTGTAAGTTGAAATGTATAAATCTAAAATCTTCTTTACCACTATCAATGCCGTATTCGTGTTCTAGGTAAGCAGGTATAAAAATTAATGTACCTGGTTTAGGTGTATAATTAATTTTATCACTTGCCATAGAAATTTGTTTGCTGTCTATTTCAGGCAATTTCATCATTTTTGCAGCTATTCTAGGGTCGTGAAAAACAGGTCTTGATGTATTCTCTGAACACTTTAAATAATAAAATGCTGATACATGATTATTTCCATGTATGTGAGAGTTATGGTGCCCGCCACCATTTTTATTAAATTCTTGTACCCAAGATTCTGTAAAAAACATACTATGATTATTTACATCATAACCCATAGATGTTAAAAAATTAAAGCTTGTTGCACCAACCCAATCATGCAATTCTTTTAATTTAGGGTCGCCGTATAACGGACTTGAATGATAAGAATGACCAAAATCATTTTTACCTTTCTTATCTCTTTTATAGGCCTCTTTAATATACTTATCGCATACTTTATTAACTGATTTTACCCACTCTGGTTTTTCAAATATCCATATTGGTGTTTGAAAATGCTGATTCACAATTGCTTCATTACTCATAATATACCTTTTCTATTTAAATGGATAACCTAAACTCCATACCACTAATGAATGTCTAGTACCTTTTGTTACTGGTGCTACTCTATGCCATACAAAACTAGGAAATACAATAATAGAACCACGAGGTCTGATTTCAGTCACCTCTCTTATACTTGCTTTTCTACCTTTAACTGTATCAAAGTCTGTACTGTTTCTTAAATCAACTTCAAAATTACCACCCTCATATTCATCAGGATGTGAAAGTGAAATTGTCATTGATAGTTTTCTAATTTTACCATGGTCAATTGGCCGTGTACCATCTTCTAATGGTGGCCTCATGTAAGGTTTATCCCAACTATCAGTATGCCAACCATAATAATCACCAACACCGTATTTGGTAAATTGACAAGACTCAGAAAAGTCCCATTCAAAATTCCAACCGGCCTTTTGATTTGCTTCGTGTAAGTATGGGTGAATTTCTTTGTAAATCCATGTGTCGTTCATCCACACAATATCTGATTTACGCTTTTTTTGAATGTCTTTGACAATAGACTTTTTTAGATTGCCTTTTTTGTCAACATTTTTTTTATCATCTTTACTAGCACCACCCGTAACAGCCATTTCAGCTTCATGTTGTTTGCCATATTCTAGTATGTCATCAACTAGTTTTGGGGGTAATACTGATTGAAAGTAATAGTAATAGTTTGTTAAATTCATTTTATATATTCCTCATCTCAAATATGTATATCATATAGTATTATTTAGTCAAGTCCAGGATTAGCTATCCTGGAGAAGTTATTAATTTTGATACTTATATCTTATTATCACAACACCTGAACCGCCAGCGCCACCATTACCTGGACCTGAGCCGCCTCCGCCTCCGCCTGTGTTTGCTGAAGCAGCATTACCGGATTGAACGCCGCCGGCGTCTTTTCCACCGCCGCCACCGCCGCCTGCTCCACCAGAACCTGCATTATCAGGGTTTCCTGTTTGTATTCCACCACCGCCGCCGCCTGAATATGTAACACTTGAGCCTGTAATTGAATTTGCTGTACCAGCTCCGCCATTACCTGCGTCACCAGTTGTACCTGTAGCGCCCACAGCACCGGCACCACCGCCGCCACCGCCACCGTGTGAACCTGATTGTGGAGCACCTGGACCGCCATTATTACCTTGAGGTGGAGAAACTGGTGGGGTATTACCTGCACCACCTGTACTTGATGGAGCAGTTCCGCCGGGACCATATGTTCCGCCTCCGCCTGAACCGCCTGCTCTACCATTTCTAGCAGGTTGTCCTGCTGGTTCTGGAGCACCGCCGCCTCCGCCACCACCTGCTGATGTGATTGTACTGAATACTGAATTTGAACCATCATTACCTAATGCTGAAGAACTTTGAGTTGCACCGCCGCCGCCAACTGTAATTGGATATGTTTGAGCTGCGACTACTAAACCGCCTGTATCTGGAGATGGATGATTTGTTCTAAAACCACCTGCACCTCCGCCACCGCCAGATGCTGTACCTTTTCCGCCACCAGCACCGCCAGCAACAACTAGATAATTGGTAGTATGCGATTGATTACTTATTTCTGAAACAACAAAGTTGCTTGATGAGTTAAATGTGTGTATTCTATAATCACCTGAATTTGTTACTGTACCACCTGTGGCAGTAATATATTTAAGACCATATGAATTAGGAATATCATCAAATACAGGTTTCCAACCTTGTGTTGAATCTATAAACACAAATCTTACATTTGTTCTATCCACCTCTAAAGTTGTGTCAGCTGAAGAACCTTCAATTTTACTTCCGTTTCTTGCAACTGTTAAATTATTTGTTGAAAAAGTGTCAGCATAATCTAAAATAGTTACTTCATCACCTATTGTTGGTGAAGCTGGCAAAGTTATTGTAAAAGTACCACCTGTAGTATTTGCAAATATACCTTGACCTGCAACTGCTGTAAAATCAGATGTTTTAACTGTTTGCCAATCTGTGCCTGCAACGATATCACCACTAGCGCCTAAGGCAATAGCTGTGCCGTTTACGGTAATTGATGAGTTTGCTAACTTAGCATTAGCAATTGAGCCCGCTAATCTATCATTTGCTATGGTACCTGGCGCAATCTTATCACTAGTGATTGTCCCCGGCGCTATATCAGCTGCCGACAATTCAGCGTCTTTAATACCTTTTGAACCTACTTTACTTATTGGCATAGTTTTCCTCTAATTCTTTCTTATATTTATACATCTTCATCTCTTGTTTTATCATAATTCTTACCATCTGCAAAACTCGTTATGGTTGTTGTAAATCCGAAGTCATCATCTGCGTCAGCACTTGTTGGATTAGGTACAACTACAATTCTTTCTTCTCTACTAGCAGCCGGTAAATCAGTATGTAAATCTGATTGAGATTCCTTGATTACTTTTTGTGTTGAAGCAGGACCATACAGATATGTCTTTGCTGTAAAGTTTAATGTATAGATAACTGCTCTTCTAGTTGTAAAATCTCCCGAATAACTGTCTTCGTAATTAATATTATTTAGTACAATAGGAATATCTCTTTTTATACCCATTTCTGGAATAACATTAACAGTAACAGTATAATCAGGTTGAAAATACGGTAATATTTGTTCTATAATTTGTAAACCACCTTCGGCAGTTGCTGTCAAACAAAATAAATTATATGATATATTGTAAGGTACAGGCATATAATTAAAATTCATAACCTGTCCGTCTGAACCAGTTTTTACTGATTTAAATTTTTGTACTTTAGTCAACTTTCTACTACCATCATATGCAATGTCTGAAATTTCAAAACCCATTCTAGGTAGTGTAATTGCCATTTCTCTTTCATCTAAATTAGGTTGTTGGTCCAATCTAACTAAAAACTTTTCTTTTGGTGCATATGCTAATGGTACACGAATAGATTGAACTATTGCACCTGCACTATCTTTTCTTTTTATTTGTATGTTATTAAAAATCTGACCAAATGCTACGGTCATTTTTCTCATACTTTCGTTGTAAAAATATCCAAACATTAATTGTCTACCTCACCAAATGGGTTTCTTTCTGTAAAGTCAAGTATATCATCTGAAGTATCTGCTGTATTGAAACCTGCTTGTGCGTCTAAATCTAAATTGTCTGCATAAGTAGATTGTGTTTGTAAAGCATAGTCTTCATTGATAAAGTAGTTTGCGTCACCACTTACACTATCGTTTTCTAATTGCAATGCACCTGTACCGTCTTCTAATGAGAATTGATGTGACAACATATCA